AAAAAAAATACACCTCCAGTTCGTGTCATTCTCTTCAACAAAAAACCCACAAACACCAACATCAAAAAATGACTAACTATCGTGTACAAGTTGAAGCCTACGATGGATGTACCACTGTTTGGTATGAAAGATCCAAAGCAAAGTCTGCAGACAAATTGATTCTCAATCGTGTCTACAATCAACTCTGTGGACTGAACATTAAAGAGATCACCGTTACACCTTCCGTCTGAAACATCATGAACCGTCAAGAACTCCTGGATGCCTACATTGATCGCATCCTTGATAACATGTCCACCAAAGATTTGATGCGTTTTGTAGGTGATCAACTCGAAGAAAGTTTCTCCATTCTATCTGATGAAGAACTGATTGCAGAGGTTGAAGAATACTATCCTGACCTAATTGAGGAGGCCTGAATATAAAAGTTTTCCACAATTTCCACAATTAAAAAATACTCAAAAAAACATATGTATGCGTTCTGTTTAACTCTTGGAAATCATACAGTAAAGGTCACTCAGAGATGCAAGTTAAGCCCGCAGGCTATCACGACTTCTCTCATTTGTCAACCCTCAGACTCATAAAATCACCTTATCCCTTTGATAAGCACTGCTGATCTGAAATCGCTTGACAGACCCTCTGATCCGTTCTATATTGAGTGCATCGGAGGGAAGGGAAACCACCTCCCAAACACTTCACAAACCCTCTCACAATCGCCTCTCATGCGTAAGATCGAATCCCAGATGAATGATGCCATCACAGCTGGCAAAGATTTCAAATCTGGCAACACTCAAGTCGTGACGATTAGCGACGTTTCGTTTGTCTATCTGCACGGCAATCATATCGCCTCTGTTGGCAACAACTTCGTGCAATTGTTCGATGGTGGTTGGCAATCTGTCACCACAAAATCTCGCCTCAATGCACTTCTCTCTGTGCATGGTTTGCCTGGTGAGAAAGTCTTCCAGAAGAACTTTCAGTGGTTTGTTTCACAGAATGGCGGCCCTATTCCGTTCTTCTCAGGTATGCGTCTCGCCTGATCTTTTGTCCTGGTGATGACATTAAAAGCACCATTTAAAGAGTAAATGCCTGGTGATTAGTTTTCCACAGTTTTTTAGTTTCCTGTGGAAAACTAATTCACTTTTTCCACAACAAAAGTTTTCCACAGACTAACACAATCATGACCAAAGTTCGCACTGCTACCTTCACCAACGTTCTCACCAAAGAAGAACAAACTGTAGAGTTTCCCGATATCACTAGTGCCATGCAATTCGTCTACTCGTTGCAAGTTGCAGGCGTGAAGGCAATTGTTAATCTAGAAGCAGAAGATCTGGCCGTCTGATATACCTCTAGTCCTAGGCATGACTATAAACTAACTACCACACACTCACTAACACTCAACAGCACATTCCTATGTCCAAATCTGTTATGATCTCGATGCTCCGTCAGGGTAACACTGGCACCGAAATCCTTTCGATTCTCGATGCACTCACCAGCGACACTGTGAGCGGTTTCGATTATATCGAGTCGCCCATGATTGAGCAGGTCCTGGGTCTTCCCACCTTGACAGAAATCGACTTCTGAGTTATACTGGGGGGACACATACATCCCCCTCCTAAGTATAACAAACACAGCCCAGATCCCAGTCGTGGTGCGGGTTCTCGGCGGTCGGGTCGCCCGTATATATAAAAAAGGGTCCTTTGTAATCTATAAAGTGTTGCTGAGGGCAGCTAAATATAATCGGACGGGTCCCCTTTTAGGATCCCTATATTGTAAAATTTTTTTGAGGCTAAAAAATGAACCATTGGGTTATTCGGTATACTGACACAAAACGTGTAGTTAGACTTGTTCCTATTCTAGCAGAGGACACAGCATCGGCACTGAGATCATTTTCCTGGTTTGTCAAGGATGCCGTTGAGGACACCATTACAATACTAACAATGGATGAATTCAAAGATTTGCGTGAAGCATATGGATTTAATCGTGACGAACCTACTGATGATGAATACACAGCACTTGAGAAAAGAATAAGAGAACTTTATAATTCCCCAGAGTTTCAGGCAAGACTTCAGAGTGGGGGATATGACGAATACTGAGGTTCAGAAATGGTATGTACAAGTTGCCATACCAACAGAGAAAGGTCATTCGAAATTTCACAACTTCGTAGAATTTCTCAATGAGGAGGGCCAACTAAGATGTTGTGATGACATCGGTGTATTTACTGTATATGATACATATATAGAGGCAAGAGAAATTGCTAAGCAAATCTCAAAATTCCATTATATTGTAGAGATAACAGAATATGTCACGTAAATTTATCATCGAATTACAGGAGACTCCTGAGGGCGATCTGATTTTAGAATTCCCTCAGGAGATTATTGATGAACTCGGTCTCGTCGAAGGTGATGTGATGCGTTATGAGTTAGATGACGACGGCGTAGGGTTTCATATGTTCAAGGACAACTGAGGGGAAAAACCGCGCGGCCCGCGCTTTCAGCGCGAAAGGACTTAAAGGGTATTTAAATTATGACAGAGGAAAATCCTAACACAAAACTAAGACAGCTTCTATCGATGCCAGGTAGTGCAACTTATAATGAGTTCAAATTTGCAGATAATGAAAAAGCACATGAAATCATCAATGGATTTCTTGCTAACTTAGTTAAGAGAATTGAAGAAGATGAAGCGGCTACTGCAAAGCGTCTTGCTAGTCTAGAGACTTTTGTTACAACAGAATTAATTGGACCACGTAGTTTAGAATTTAAACCACCTGGATCTGATGACTATATTAGTTTGGGAACAGCACTAACACTGGTGTTTGAGAAACTAAATAGAATTGAAGAACATTTGGGTTTATCATGAGCGGATGCAATACATCTAGTTGCAGTCAATATATCCCTGGCGGTAATAGTGCCAACGGCGTCCAGATGAAGAAGGAGCAGTTTCCATATCCTGCAACTGGACAGATCAATGCTCCTAGCTGGAGCAGAGATCTAATCATGTATGACTTTGAGGATGTTTGTACCCGTCAAAATGTTATAGGTCGTTATTCAACAGGTGGCACAGGTAATGTGACAACAACGACTCCTGCACCACCAGGATCTCCCCCAGGAACAGCACCATCGGTCACCGTCAATAATGCTGCGGGATTTGGTTATATGGGCCTCAATAGGGGTGGAGCAAATGCAGGAAAGTTATATCAAACACTGGGCACCACGCAGTCATGGTGGGAGGAATATAGAAATTGTGTAGTCGATAACAGTGGCGGTGGTGGTCAATATTCTGGTGCTGTACAAAAAACCAGATATTGGGAGCACTATCCATCACAAATAAGTTTTGAACCAATTTTTTCTGACACCTGGTTTTACTATCAGTTTGATACAGCAAATGGTGTTACAGGTAATCCATGCCATGTTTATTGCTTTACTGTAACGTACAACTTCTATCCCAGTAATGGTGGGAGGACTAATCAAGTCAACTATACGTATAATGTAGTCAAGAGGCCATACGTTTGTCCTTGCCCACCTGATGAAACATATATTCGTTATGCTCTAGAAGATGGACTAACGAATCCATCATACAATTCAGATCCATATCCAACGTTCTGGTCTATTGGTACAAAGCGAAATGGTATAGCATTCCGTTATAGCAGTGGTGCTGCTACTACTATGCTGTATTACCAACCAAGAGATGGCCAGGAGCGTTATATCATCTTCACCCGAGGGGCACCAACTCAGGAAAAAATATGGACAAGAGCAGGCATGAAAATGTTTGGTAAGGTAGGTGCCAGTAACGCAATCAAAGACGGTGCCGAATTTACCCAAAACGTAACATTCTCAAATGGAATGGTTTTGAACATGACCTTTACTTGTCATCGTGGTAAGTATGGCAATAAGCCTATTGGCGGTAATGCAAATACATTTGTCAAATTAAATTCTATTGTCACACCACCTACAGGTGGATTCCCGACAAGTGGATCTCCAATCAAATTGGAGTTGAATCCTACTTCCCCATTTACAAATACCCAGGTGGATGGTGCTAAAATGGGATTTATATGGATCTATCCTACAGGAACAAATGCAAATCCAGATAATAAACTGAAAGGTGTACCCATTGATTTTATGCTTTCAGAATCTAGATTTGAAGGCGGATTGTATGCTGTGACTCATCCTGGATGGACAGTAGGTTGGTTTAATAGTTATGCCGTATGGACAAACAATAAGCAAAATAATTTAGTCGGTCGTGAAATGACCGTTGTTATGAGAAAGGTTCCAGTAGCTGTTGCTGGTACATATACACTCAGAATGGGAATTGATAATTCTGGATCTTTTATCCTTGATTCTTGGGGAAGAACCAAGCAAGAAGATGAAGAAGTTTTATCAGATGCTGATGAAAATAGAGAAATTCCGATTGTCGGTGGATTCTTTGACGGTGGGGGTACAACTACATTTACAACTGTAGCTCCAGGATATATTAATATCACATGTAATGTACAGAATGGAGGTACTAATACATCTTGGTCTGCTAACCCTGGTGGGTTTGCTGCACAATTGACATTTAATGGACAAACTGTTTGGACTACTAGAGACCAAATAAATCAATTATCTTTCAATGGTGGAGATGGATTTAGGGGGATGACTCTTAAAGAGGCCGGATTTGTTGATGCCTGGAATGGAAGTGCAGGAATTCCATTTAGATCTGCACATGAATATGCGGGAACATGCTGGAATACAAATGGACTGCAAGTATATAAAGATTATAAATTCCCAGGCGGATTAAAAATTAGAATGCTACTCCAATCTGAGTTTGATCAAACAAATAATCGCTACAATACAATATGGAGAATTTATAAAGTACTCAACTATGGTAAAGGATATCAAGATGGGGACGGAGTAAATTATATTGATCAAAATAAATTTACATTATATTATCCAAATAAACAAGATCCCAATAGAATCTCTGTAACATTATTGCTCAGTAAGATAAACAATGATGCTCAGTTTGTTGAGCCAACTGCAACCAGATTAGCCATAGGTAGCACCGTGAATGGTTTTACTGTAAAAGATGTTAGAGAGTCTAGTGATAATTTAAATATGCATTATGCAGAACTTGCTAACGGTACAGCTGACTTTACAAAAGATCAAGTTTATACTGCTTCCAATGGAGCAGTGATAAAAGTTTGTGCTGGGTTTGGTATTAAAGATAGAGCAGTATTGATCGGACTATATGAGTTTAGAAAAAAAGAGATTGAATTTGGAGTAGGTATTCCTACCGAGGGAATGCCATTTAGTCCTGATTTAATTAGACCTCAGTGTGCCGCAGTCATAACAAATGGACGAGTTACTGGTGTTAATATCATTAGTAGAGGTAGAGGATTACAAAATAAAAATGTAAGAACACCACAATTGGTGGTATCACCTCCACCAACATATTTTAACTCTGAACTTTATGAAACTATGGTCAGCAAAGGATTTGCTGTTGATAAAGCACGGAGAGCATCAAAGGGAACTGGAACTGTAGCCCTTTTACAACCAATTTTTAAAAAGGGTAAATTGGACAGTGTTAATATTCTCGATGGTGGTAGTGGATATTCATCTACAGCACCACCAGATGTTTATATACCAAATATTGTTCGAGTAGATCAGCAGGTAGTAAAAGAAGCAGAAGACATCAATAAAGTTCAATCTGGTGCCAAAGAGATATTTGAAAAGTCTGAACCATTTAAAAAACTTTCCTCAACACAATATGACAAACCCATAATTACTATTGACTCAAAAACTGGTAATGCAAAAGTAACTGGTACTACTAAGTCAACTGGATATAGTTGGAATGATTATAGCAAAGCCTCAGGTGGCCAACATGCTCAAATTACATATCCATTGACAAGGCCAGATATTAATACCATGACATCTGCAAATACAAAACGATCTACTAGATATGAAGATAGAGGTGTTGATAAAAAATTTGCACAAAATTTTAAAACAGGAAGTAAAAACCATACTAAAGATAAAGACATAAAGGTTGTAACAACTAAAAAATTACCCAGTACACCAACTACTAGTCTACCTGCAGCTGCCCCACCAGCAACAACCTCTGCAAAAGGTTCAACTGCAACTTCTACAACTAATACAAAAGTAGATGCTAATCAGTATATTGGAAAAACCTCTGAAGGATCCAAAGCACTGCAGGATGCAAATGCTCTGCCAAATGTAAATCCATCAAACGCCTTTGTTAAAGGTCAACTAAAAAATAATGACAAAGCTTCATCTTTAAATTATAAAACTGGCACTTCAGCAGATGCTGGTACAACAAAGTATGCACCACAAGTTTCAAGTAAAACAAAAACTGGTGTAAAAACAGAAAATTCGTCAGGTACTTATAATTATTCTTCCGAGTTTAAAAGTTTTCTTGCCAGCACTGGATCTGGAAACCTCACCAATAAAAATCTACAATTCTCTAATATGGATTGGAGTAAAACTGCTGGAGGAGGAAAAGCGACTCAACCTCCAAACTTTAAACCATTACAATCTAAAACAGTTAATAGTAAAACTTATGTAAATCAAATAGAAGCACAAGAGAAAAAAACAAATGATAGTTTTGATGAGATGTGGCAAAGAGATGAAGAAGCAAACAGAACTGGTTCTTGGTATAATACTGAAATGAGAGTTGTTAAACAATCATTCTTTAATTTACCTTGCAGAAATAATAAAGAGATATATCTAATGAGAAGATTCTGTCCAGACCCAAGACCATGGACAACCATCAGTGTTAGATTGGGAACTATTAAAAATCCTCCTGATCCTAATAATACGGAATTGACTGTATGTAAAAAATGTTTAGAAGATACACCAGGCCTGGCTGCAATCAGAACTCAAATTAGAAATCAATTTAGCAATCCAGAATTAGACATTGAAGAAGCATACTGCGTATCACTTTATGGATTACCACCAGCGATATGGTATGCTGGTCAAGCGGTCGGGGCTCCATATAGTGGCGGTGGTGCAGCAAATAATGGTCAAACCTACTTAGCACCATTTGCAAAAGTGGGTTCTTATGCTTCAAGCAATATGCCATCTAACACATTTAATAATAAAACTGGTGGATTACAAAATAAAACAGGATATCAACAAGCAGATACACAAGTAGAAGATGGATGTAGAAGTTATGAAATCAACGGGTATCTTCTAATCTATCATAGTTTAACTAATGAAGCCAGACTTTGGGCAGATTCCGTAGGTTCATATGGAAATCCATATGACTTTATGTGCGGGCGAAACTATGGAGACCAGGGAGAGGAGGAACTATATAGTACAGAGGAGGTAAACAATGACGAGAATGATTTAGCTGGATTAATGCCAGGTTATTTAGTCACGTCATCAGGAACATCCAATCAATCTTTAACCATTCCATCTGAAGGTTATTAACTATGCCCGCATTAGGCGTTAAGTCTGCTATTGGTCTTGCTGGAACTGTTGCTGGTACATGTACTGGTCATGGGGTATGTGTTCCTGCACATATTCATTTTGCATTGGGCCCGTGTGAGCTGCCTTACGTAACTCCAACTCCAGTTCCCGTATATCCAGTTGCAACCAAAGATGCAACTTGTCTATGGCCACCA